GAGGGCAGGAGTTGTAGGAGGTGCAGTGGTACTGTAGGTGATGGCGATCGGAGTACCGGCCTGATTTAGAATGCCGTTTGTGAGATTGGATGGCGCGTAGCGAGAATCATTGAAATAGGTACCAGACGTTCCGCCTGCGACATACACCGTCGGCGCAGCGTTGTAGAGCGGATAATTGCCGGCCTGCGTAATCGCGACCAGCTCGCTACCGCACAAAAGGTTCGAGCCGTTGGAGAATCCGGCGCTGGCGAGCGTGAGAGTATCAAACACGGGATTAATTGACGTGATCGCTGTACTGCGAATGTAGTCGTTGCTACCGACGATGCGCGCGGCGAGTGTGTAAAGCGTCGAGCGCGCGCCGCCAATCGCGGGCGGCATCGTGATGGTTGCGGTCGATCCAAGAAGAGAATAGATACCGACTTCGTCGTACAATTGGCTGCCGTTGAAAATATCGATGGCGAGCTGCGGGTCGAATGGCGCGCCGCCAAACCCGGCAGGAAGGAACGCGTAAGGATCCCAGCGGAATGTTACGGGGGAACCACGCCATGCAATATCCGAGACATATGCATTCGACCCACTCATGAACACATTTGCCGCAGCATCGTACCGGAAATTCGAGAATGCGATGTTGGGATAGACGCCCAACAAGTTCGTATAGACCGCGTCAGAAATGATGGTATACTCGTACTGGATAGAATAATCCGCATTTCCGATGTAAGGATAGACGTTACCCCAGACTGTCGTAGGAACACCCCAGCGGTAGACATCGAAACGGAGCTGACCGCGGTCGCGACTATATGTCTGGCCGACGGTGCTAATATCGATAGTCACGACCCCGCGGCGGTATTGCAAATCGGCGAGATTTTTGGGCGTGTAGTCAAGTTTATAGCTCGAGACATTGTCCAACACGTTAAACACCTTTACACGATGATTGCGCACATTGGTGAGATCCATGGTTGCCGTAAAGTTGCTGGTGCCGAGTGTGAGCGCATCATAGGTGTAGAACGTGGAGAATGCACCCGACGAAATTGTGTAATTCAGCGTACTCACAAATGCCTGGTATGATGAAATGGTGGAACGCTCAATATCCGTAATCACATCATATGTATATGAGGTAATACCGATGATCGAACTGTTTGAAACGGTGCTAATTTCGCCTATTGTACTGATCGAATAATCATACACGGTGCTAATCATCAGTCCCGCCGGTGTGGAAATATACCCGTAAATGCTCGACTGGAACATGTCTGCATTGAGGCCCAGCGCAGTGGAGGTGAGCGTCGACGTGATTGCATAGTATCCAGTACTATAGACGGAGCTGAGGACCGAGCTGGTGTAGATATTTGTACTGGTCACAATAATGGTGACTGTGGAGTAGAACATGTTGGAGAGAAATTCGGTGTAAAAGGATGACGTTGTCGATTGATTGATGACCAGCGTCGAATAGTATATGGTGGATTGTGTTTCGGCAACTGTGAGAATCGTGCTGTTGATGAGGGTCGATGTGTAATCCTCGAGCGCCATGAACGTGTCGTAGATACTCGCCAGAATTGAGCTGGTGGTGAGCGTCGAGAAATTCTGCGAAAGGGTGCTAATTGCGGTCTGGTTTTCGTAAGTGATGCCGACCACGGTCGATACATCCGCGTAAATTGTCGAAATGGAGGAGAGTGTGCTTGGGAATGTTTCGGCGAATGAAAAAATAATTGTAGACAGTGTACTTGTTTGTGATCCAATCGCGGCAATCATCTTCGCCTCCGATGTACTTATCGAACTTCTTATCCAGCTGTCTGTGATGGATGATAAGTTTGTACTGAGCGCTTCGAGTTGTATGATGCGAACCAGTGCACCGCCAAGCGTGCTTTGCGAAAGCGTGAAGGAACTGGTAAAGGAGCTATTCACCGCGCCAGTCGTTGTGCTGAGCACCGTATAGGTAGAGACGATTTCCATGTACAATCCAGTCGCGGTACTTTGCGACTGTCCCTTGGTAATCGTACTATCAAGTTGGAACAGCGTGTAGGGAACATAGAGCGTACTCACGGTCGATATTTGCGCACTCGTAAATCGCATAGACGAGGTCGTAGCATCCGTGATTAACTTGGTGTAGTTGAAGGTGAGCGTGCTGAAGGTACTGGTATTCTGCACACCGACAGAAGTGCTCATTGATGAGAGCGATGTATAGACGCTATTGCTGAGATCAGTCACCAGCGAATTGAACAACGACACATTACAAATCGCATTGACTGAGCTGACCATGAACTGGATGGAGCTGTTGTATGCAATGCCGATCGAGGTCGAAAGACCAAGAATGGACGTGGACAGGACCGTTTGTCCCGTAAAGAGCGAATCAATCTGCGTGGACTGAAACTTAATGGTACTGTCGAGGGTGCTAATGAACCCAGAAAGGCGTGTATCCATCGCACCGAGCGATGTACTAAGCGTGGAAAGATGCGCAGGATTGATGCTGTTGCTCCAATATGTCTGACCCTGCCCATTTGCATATAGGGTATAGAGCGACGAAATAGGCGCATTGTTCGGCAAACGGAAAGTTAGCCCGCGTAGCAGGGCGTTATCCGATGTTTGCGTCGTGGTAAACGCCATTCTACAATCTTTGACGAAATTCGGAAATATATGCTGTGCCGCACAAGGGTACATGCATATGCGGAATAGAATGCGCAAAAACACAATGCAGAGAATAGAGTGACGGTATGTCGAATTCCGGTGGTTTACTTCAGCTTGTCGCAACGGGGCGGCAAGATTTGTATCTTTCCGGTAACCCGCAGACGACGTTTTTCAAACAGGTGTACCGCCGGTATACAAATTTCAGCGTCGAGACGCAGCGCATTCCGTTCGAGACGGCGGTGAATTTCGGAAAATTGGTAACAACGACAATTCCACGCAACGGTGATTTGTTGAGTAGTATGTTTCTTGAGATCCAACTTCCCGAAATAACGCCAGCGGGGCCCGTGGAGGCGGCAGGTGGAATTGCGACGGAGCCGGCGACCGATTATGAGACGATTATGAATTCGGTGAGCTGGGTGAACGGAATCGGATACGCCATGATTGATTATGTGAGTATCTGGATCGGACAGCAGGAGGTGGACCGGCAGTATGGCGAATTCCTGTATTTGTGGTCGCAGCTGACTACACCGGGGTCGAAGCGTGCTGGGTTGAGTTTCATGACTGGACAAATGGACGTGTATAACGACACGGCACAGAAAGGCCCGCTGCGACTCTTTGTTCCCCTACAATTCTGGTTCTGTCGTAATGTGGGGCTTTCGCTCCCGCTGGTGGCGCTCCAGGCCACGCCGATTCGCATTTATGTGAAGCTGAACAACGGGATGGATATGTTGTTCCGCAATTCGCTTGAAAATGCGATTGTGAACGGGGAGACTCCTCCAGCCAGCATCATTGATCGACCGCCCTACATCACAGATATGATCCTGTGGGGCGATTACATCTACCTGGATGTGGACGAACGCCGGCGATTTGTGAGTAACACGCACGAATACCTGATTGATCAGACGCAGCAGCAGAAACGATTCAGCATCCCGCAAAATGCGGCGATTGCGAACGTCCCCCTCACATTCAACCATCCCATGAAGGAGCTAATTTGGGTCGTGAATCAGGATCGCATGTTGGCTGCCCACGAGTGGTTCAATTACGGCAGTCGCATGTTGAACGAGTACGGCATTCCCAATCTTGATTTGATTTCGACCGCACTTCTGCAATTCGACGGATACGATCGCTTCCAGGAGCAGAGCGCGCAGTACTTCCGTCTGATCCAGCCGTATCAGTATCATACCGCGGTCCCCAACGATTTCATCTATGTGTATAGTTTCAGTCTCGCCCCGGAGGCAGATCAACCGCAGGGAAGCTGTAATGCGAGCCGTTTGAACAACATAAATTTGCAGCTGCGCATGAATGCGGCGGTTCAGTCGCGCCCCGCCGGTGTGACTGTGTATACTATAAACTATAATGTGTTGCGCATCGAAGGGGGGCTTGGCGGGTTGCTATTCACGGTGTAACGGCGCTGCTGCGCGCGCAAGTCGTCGACCCACAAAACTCCGTTTGTAGAATAGGAATGGAAACGGAAACAGAACCGCAGACGCCACATCATATTAGTGATGTGGATATGTGGGGTGCACCGGATCGCAATTATTACGTGTTTGTCGCCCTTTCATTCATTCTTGGGTTTTTTGGCGTTGATCACTTTTATTTGCGCAGTTTCGGGACCGGTACCCAGAAATTGTTTCTGAACATCGTCACGCTCGGATTCTGGTATTTGTACGATATTGTGCAGATTTTGAGCGACGGGGCAACCATTCGTAAGGAGGGCCTTACATCGCCGCTGGATTGGATCCGTGGAATCGGCCGTGGTACATTTATGGGGGATGCGACCCATGCGGGGGGTGCATCGGCGCCAGCGACGCAAGCAAAACCGCCGCAAGCAAAAAAGTCGTATCTGCTCTACGCATTCTTGGCGATTTGTTTGGGATGGCTGGGACTCGATAAATTCTACATTGGTGAGGGGTGGCAGGGACTCGCAAAAATCTTCAGCTGCTTCAACATCTTCCTGTTCTTGTTTGGATGGCTGTGGGTGGCATACGATGCATTTTTC